CGCACCCGAAGGTGCGGTCACTCAATGTATTTGAGGGTGGCCGCATACGGTTCTCGTGAGGTAGCCGGTGCGATTCTCCTGTCCCCTTGGAATGGGGGGACCCCAACTATGTGTTCTTCGAAGCATGTCGGGTTAAATTCCATTATCCAACAGACAAAACTATTATGACTACACTTAAACTAAGATTTTCCTTGTTCCGGCTTATCGTAAGATGGCTGGCTAAGGTCTACCTAGGTCTGAGTGCGCATAACAGTTTGGTCGAGCAATGGGTTTCGGTAGTTCAGAAATGGGCTGAGACGCGGGGGACTGTATGGGCAATAGGCCGAGTAAAGGCTACTCGACTTGCGTACACACGGTTCCTAGCGCGCCAGCCCCTTTCCGAATCTCCAGGGTTTGATGTTAAACTAGACACGTTTGGACTGCCGATCGGCTGTCCGTTACGTATCTTGTTTGAATCACGTGACTCCACCTCGATACGCCTTGGATTGACCGCTCTTGGTCTATCTAGGGTACTACCGGGCTGGAAAGCTCCTGACCTGGCTCCTATCACTACCCCCGGCGTCCCTCTTTCAGCTACGTTTGTAGCAGAGACGCTGGGCGTGGTGGAGGAGTTAGGTTGGAGGCTAATCCGTCCCGTCTGGGATGGATGCCATGTGAGCACCAAATCTGGTCCGAATGCCCAGGCAATGGTCGGATCAATCGAGGACGCGAGCCTACTAACCGAGCTTCAGATCAAAGATCTTGAGGTTTTGGGAGGAACAGCTCTCGTTCGATTGATTGCGCTAATCCAAAACGTCAGTCCCCTTGCTTGGCTAGCAAAGATTCTCATTAAAAAGAAGATTAATGGGAAACTGACAGAGGTACCCCTGAGCCCGAAAGGGCGTCAGGGCCGTCTGTCGCTAGTCAAGGACAAGGAGGCCAAGTGTCGAATTGTTGCGATCCTTGACTATTGGACACAATCGGCGCTGCGGCCTCTTCACGACGCGCTCATGCGTCATTTGAAGAGCCTGCGGCCTGATTGTACCTTTAATCAAGGGTCCTTCCGAGCCAAGCTCAGTCGTTCGGGTCCGTATTATTCCTACGACCTTTCGTCAGCTACTGATCGCTTCCCTGTATGGCTACAGGTGGCAGTCTTAGCGGCGTTGGTCGCTCAGGATTATGCGGACGCGTGGCGACGCCTGATCATAGACCGTGACTATCACGTCGGTTGGGAGCGCCGCAAGTCCGTAACAGTCCGTTACGCTTGTGGGCAACCGATGGGCGCGTATAGTTCATGGGCTCTATTCTCAGTGTGCCACCACGTAATGGTGAGAGTAGCCGCTAAGCGAGCGGGGAAGCCCGTTTCGTTTAGCAACTACGTGTTACTTGGAGACGATATCGTGATTGGCGATCACGACGTCGCCGCCCAGTATCGCACCATTATGAACGAGTTGGGTGTTGAAATTAGTTCGATGAAATCGCATGTGTCGGACGACACTTACGAATTCGCGAAGAGATGGATACATGTTGGTGAGGAGGTGACCGGTGCCCCT